ATGCACTGCCAAAGAAGCCCTGAAATCCGCATTAGCGGCGTCAGAGGACTTTGTGCCCCTCCAGGTGGATTGTACCACCAAACCCGTCGATTTACGAGGACGGGACCCAACGGAGTTTTAGGTTCACTGCTCCGTACAGTGCAGTACGCTCTAAATGATCTGGGTCACCAGGCTCTGTAAAAACAAAGTCTAGGTTAGCCAAATCCCTGAGAGTGTGCCCGAGATAGGAAGGCTGTTTTGCAGCCCCTAACCTTAGGAGACTCTTTTGGAGAGCAGCGTATCCATCCAGCTCATCTGTGCGATAAACTGCAGATGGGACCCACGCCTTTACTTCAAGGCGCTGGAGTTTAGCGTTGAACCTCTTTCGAGGTCGTACACCCCCAACACGATAGATACGTCCAAGTCCCGAACTTGTTTCCGATATCTCAGGATAATATCTTAAGATATCAGCACATATCGAATGCATGTACTCGGCCGTCCGTATGAATCCTTTCTTATAGAAAAGATTCGCGGTAGCGGACCAGGATATAAGATTCGAAACTTGCTGCTTGTTCTCAGGACGAGTTTGTCTTACGTACACAGGTGTTACCTGTGTTCCAGCAAACCCATCGACCCCACAGGACTCTCGAAAGCTTCCGCTTGTAAAAGTCTTTGCAGAGTTTACCTTGCAATTGTACTTTTGCAGGTATTCGAGAACAATGCCTGCCTGGTCAGTGGGGACGATTATATCGTCACCATAGACGTAGATACGCCTAGAAACAAAGAAAGCATTTCTAGACGTACATGGGAGATTGTGACTTTTCAGAAGAGCCGCTACACAGATAGTGTAGAAGTACATCGACTCGACTGGAAAACACAGAGCTGAACCCATTGAAGCGAACTTACGGAGAGGGCCTATAATACGGCCATCGGGCAAGACCGCTTTCCTCGATCGACATGCATCCACCAAACCCATAAATTCTGGGTAGGCGGAAAACATAGTTAAAGAAAGGTCTCGTGGAACACGATCACTCGCTTCAGACAGATCAATCGTTGCAAATTGACCGTCGAAAGAAGAGGCCAAAGCAATATCCTGATTAACTGTTTGATCACGAAAATTAACGTGACCACCAGCAATCTTGGAACCTTCGATCGCGTCATATAAAACGGACCGAATTGCTTGCTGTGCGTATTGCATGCAAACTGGTTCAATTGCAATGATACGGGGTCCTTTTAGAGTCTTCGGCACAGGAGTAACCCTAACAGGTTCTTCCAAATGCTCTGGCACGAACGAAACTTCCTTGAATTCCTTTGAATCGAGTGCGGACGTTACGTACGCATTTTCGAAGAA